GATGGTGTTGAAATCAAACGGAACAGCGTTGCCAGCCGACCGCATCGCTAAGCTGTTGGATGCATGGGGAGCCGCACGCCGAAATCGTGGCACGGCATTTTTAAACGCCGATGTAGAACTCACAACAGTTGGATTTACACCGGAGCAAATTGGCCTTAACGCTGCACGAGAGATCATTGCCACAGAATTAGCACGGGCCGTTGGAATCCCGGCTTACTTTATTGACGCGCCGACAGGATCATCTATGACTTATGCAAATGCCAGCACGGCGCGTCAAACCTTGTTGGACTTTTCACTTTTGCCGCTGATGAACAGCTTATCCAGCCGTTTATCAATGCCGGACTTTACGCCATCAACACAGCGCGTTGAATTTGATCTCAAAGCGTACTTACGCGGATCAGAAAAAGAGCGTGCCGAGATTTACAAGATTTTATTTGACATCGGTGCAATTACTACCGAGGAAATTAGACAAATGGAGGAGATGATCTCATGAAGCTAACAACACCAATGCAAATCACGGCAGCCGATAGTGATGCACGCACAATTACTGGCCGCATTGTTGCGTTCAACGAACACGCAAACGCATCAACCGGCAAGGTTGTTTTTGCTCGTGGATCAATTGTGCCTCAAGATGTATTTTTAAATCTTGAACATGACAACACCAGGAGAATTGGCAAGAGCATTGCAATGTCTGTCAATGACAAAGAAATGACGGCCACATTTAAGATTGCAAACACAACAGCTGGAACCGATGCGCTTATTGAAGCAATGGATGGTTTGCGCGATGGATTTTCAATTGAATTAGCTGTTGATAATTACGAAATGCAAAAGGATGGCACAATGAAAGTTTTGAATGGACAGCTCACAGCTGTCGCATTGGTTACGGAGCCGGCTGTTAGATCAGCCCGTGTCTCAGAGGTAGCCGCATCAGAGGATTCTGAAACTCATGAAGTTACAGATACAACAAACCCAAATGAAGGAGACAAAGTGGAAAACACTACCGAAAATGCCGCTCCTGCCGTTGAACCGGTAGCAGCTCCAGAAGTCGCACCTGTAGAGGCATCACGACCAGCCTATTACACAGCACCACGCAGCCCAATTGTGAACAAGGTTTCATACCTTGAGCACTATCTCAAGGCAACAATTTTGCACGATGAGGATTCACGCCAGTATGTAAAGGCTGCCGATAACACAACATCAACAGCACCCGGCATGATCCCAACACCACAAAGCACAAATGTCATCAACGCACTTGCAAACGCAGATCGCGGAATGATCGATGCGCTAAGCCGTGAGGCACTTGTTGGCGAAGGCATGACATTTGAAATTCCAAAAGTCACAGCTGTTCCAACAGTTGCAAACATTGCAGAAAACGCAGCAATCACAGAGTCAAATCTTTCAGCTACATTTTTGAGCGTACCTGTTCAATCATTTAAAGGCCGAGCAATTTCAACAATTGAATTGATTGATCGCAGCCGTCCAGAGTACCTTTCAGCATTATTGCAAAACCTTGAGTTTGCTTATGCAAAGGTAACTGATGAATTTGCCGTTGGAACAATTGCGGCAGCTGGACAACAGACTGGTGTCAATGCAAATACAGCTACAGGATTCTTGGGATACACATCTCAAGCTGCCGGTGCTGTTTATGGATCATCACTCGGATTTGCTCGCAACATCGTTGTGTCACCCGGACAATGGACAAACATCATGGGTTACAACGACAATGGCGCACCACTTTACAATGCAGCACAGCCATCAAACGCGGCTGGAAATGTACGCGGAGACTCATTGCGCGGTGTAGTTTCACCGGGCCTCAATCTCTTTGTCTCTCGCTCAATTGGTAACGCTGGCCCAACAACATCAACCGGAGATTTCTCAATGGTTGTTGTCAATCCAGATGCATGGACATGGTATGAGAGTCCACGCTTTACGCTACGCACGAATGTCAATTCAGACGGAACCATTGACATTCTTTACTACGGCTATGCGGCAATTGCTCCAAAGATTCCATTTGGCGCATGCTGGAACCAGACCTGAGCCGACTAACAAATCACTATCGGTAGCGGTCGCTCCCGAACGCTACTGACACGAAAGGAACCGAGATGCCAGCAATAGTCACAGCCTCACAGCTACGATCCATTCTTGGTGTCTCGGTTTCCTTGTATTCTGACGCGCAATTGGATTCTTTTATAGATTCCGCTGAACAAACGATTTTGCCGTTACTTACTCAATACCAATCATCGGTTGCATTTGCCAATGTGAGTGATTCCGTCATTTATTTCACTACAATCCGGCCAAACTATTTTGTGCCGGGGCAATCCGTTGTTGTAACCGGGGCCGGTATTTACAATGGAACATACACAGTTACCGATGATCGGATTGAGCCATACACATGGACAGCGGCCACAGCCGCGGCTGATCGCACATACCCGTTGCCATTTATTCCTAATGCCACGGCTACTTTATCCGGTGGATCAGCCGCATCACTTTATGCAAACACACCGCCAATTGAGAATGCAATTTTGGTCGTTGCCGTTGAGATTTTCCAGAGTATTACAGCCCCCGGCAATCAGATTATGGCTGACAATTTTACGCCATCACCATTTATTCTGGGTCGTAGCTTAAGCAATAGAGTTGTGGGCCTACTGGGGCCATTTTTGGATGTCGAAACGATGTGCCAATGACCATCGAGGCCGACATCCGCACACCATTGCAAATCGCACTATCAACCATTGCGGCCAATGTGTATAACGGAATTCCAGAGGTAATGACTAGCCCATCCATTTGTTTGGTGCCCGGATCGCCGTATCTTGAAAGCCTTTTAATTAACGGAGCAACCACAAAAGTCAAAATCAATTTTAATGTCACCGGTGTAGTTGGTTATTCCAGCAACGCCGCAGCTTTGGACAATCTAGAACAATTGATGATCAACATCATTAGCACAATGCCGGCAGGTTATGAAGTCGGCGATGTGAGCAGCCCACAACCTTTGGAAGTCGGTGCCGGTAAGTACCTTACGGCCGATTTACAAATTAGCACCTATTACACCGACTAAGGAGAAATCATGCCAACAACAATCATCACGGGCAGAGACATCACATTCACCATCGATGGTGATAATTTTGATGCTCAAGCTACATCAGCGACTTTGACAGTTGATTCAACAATCAACACTTATCAAACACTTGATGGAAAAGCCTATTTTACAACAGACACTCAAGGTTCATTTGCCGTTGAAATGTTAGCCGATTGGGGAGCAGCATCATCATTGTGCGAAGCACTTTGGACAGCTGCAACAAATGCACCAAACACCGGACTTGCTGTGGTGCTAGTGGCAGATACAGGCGCATCATTTGCGTTTGATGTACAGCCAATCTTGCCATCAGCCGGCGGCACAGCTCCAGATGCACAAACAGTTTCACTTGCCTTTACTTGTGTGACCACACCTGTTTTGACAATTAGCTAGAAAAGGAGATCGGGAGCATGAAGTTACCAATTACGATTGAATTTACAAATGGCGATAGAGAAACCTATACAGCTTTACCGCCTGAGTGGATGAAATGGGAACAGAAAACCGGAAACACGATTCAGAGTGTCTCAGAGAAAATGGGCATTGCGGATTTGTTGTTTTTGGCGTATCACGCAATGAAACGCGAGGCAGCCGGTAAAGCTGTCAAGCCTTTTGAAGTGTGGTGTGAAACTGTAACTGACATTGACATGGGAGAAACCGCAAACCCAAAAGTTACCAATCCGGATCAATAAACCGGACGATTTGGGAATTAGCGATTGAAACCGGATTGTCAAGATCAGAGTTCCAAACAGCTGAGGATGTTTTAACCGCGATTGAGATTCTAAGGATGAAAAATGGCAACTGAGAGCATCACCTACGACAAGGCTCAATTGCGTGGGATTCTTGGTGCTTTCAAAGGCATGGATGCCGAAGCTGTAGCTGAAGCCAAAAAGGTTTCAAATGGATTGGCTACTTATGTGCAAGGCAAAATCATTGGTGCAGCTGCAAGCCGGCCCAATGATGCGGCCTCACGCATTGCGCAAGGTTCGCGTGTAAGTAAGTCATCCAAGATCGGTGAGCTTTCATTTGGTTTTGTCTCTCAAAAATTTAGCGGCGGCGCAACAACCCAACAGCTTTGGGGCGGCTATGAATTTGGCTCAAATAAATTCAAGCAATTCCCGGTGTGGTCTGGCCGTGAAGGCCGCGGGTCGCGTGGATACTTTATTTATCCAACATTACGAGCTGAGCAACCGCACATCATCGCTGAATGGGAAGATGCATTTACAAAGATTTTGAAGGAGTGGTGACATGGCATTAGGCGGATCACGCACACTTAAACTTTCCATTTTGGCAGACATTGACAATCTCAAAAAGAATCTTGATGCCGGTACAAATGAGGTTGATGGATTTGGTTCGAAAATCGGAGGATTTGCCAAAAAAGCCGGTGCCGCTTTTGCTCTAGCTGGAGCCGCCGCCGCTGCCTATGCCGGCAAATTGCTCATTGATGGCGTTAAATCTGCCATTGAGGATGAAGCTGCACAAGCCAAATTGGCCACAACATTGCAAAATGTTACCGGTGCAACAAATGAACAAATCAAGGCAACCGAGGATTACATAACAAAAACATCACTTGCAAACGGCATTACCGATGATCTTTTGAGGCCATCGCTTGATCGTTTGGTGAGATCAACAAAAGATGTCACCGAGGCACAAAGATTGCAACAAATTGCACTTGATGTCTCAGCTGGCACAGGTAAAGAATTAAGTGCTGTAACAGAGGCAATTGCCAAAGCCTACGATGGCAATTTTGGAGCACTCAAAAAACTTGGTGTGCCGCTTGATGAAAACATTATCAAAACAAAAGATTTTGATGG